ACGCATCATTAAGCGAACCTTTCTTATCTACCGAAGACCTATTTAATACTTCACCTGCAACATTCGAAGATAAGAAAGCTGCTGAGCAAAATGGGCAGGTACTTAACTACCAAATCAACTGCAAGATAGATAAAGTTAAATTTATTGATGAGTTCATTCGAACTGTAGTTGATGAGGGCACAGCTGTAATTAAATTAGGCTGGGAGTACGAAGAAGATGTTGTTGAAGTAGAAGTACCTGTTATGGAACAATTGCCTATACAGGATCCTCAGCAAGCTATGATGCTACAACAGCAAGGCCTGCCACCTGTACAAGAAGTACAAGTTGGTGTTGAGATTCAAGAGCAGACTAAGATTTTAAAGAACCAACCAACTATTGAAGTGTGTAACTACAATAACGTTATTATCGACCCTACCTGTGAAGGTGAAATTGCTAATGCAGAATTTGTTATCTACAGCTTTGAGACGTCTATGTCTCAACTTAAGAAAGATGGTAGATACAAGAATCTAGACTTAGTTAATCTAGATAGTGCAGGTTCATTAGCTACACCCGATCATGAGATGGATGATGATTCTAACTTTACTTTTAAGGATAGCCCACGAAAGAAACTAGTAGCATTTGAATACTGGGGCTTTTGGGATATCCACAATACTGGTGAAGTAGAACCTTTTGTTGCTACGTGGATTGGCGATACTTTGATTCGATTAGAAGAAAATCCCTTCCCAGACAAAAAACTACCTTTTGTGATAGTACAGTACTTACCTAAACGTAAGTCCGTGTATGGTGAGCCTGATGGGGTACTTATTGAAGATAATCAGAAGATTATTGGAGCTGTAACCCGCGGTATGATCGATGTAATTGGTCGAAGTGCTAATGGACAGATGGGAACACGTAAAGATGCGCTAGACATATCTAATTATCGTAAGTTTGAGCGTGGTGAAGATTTTAAATTCAATGCTAATGTAGACCCTAGACAAGCTTTCCACATGGAAACTTACCCTGAGATCCCAGGCAGTGCACTAAACATGCTTACACTTCAGAATAATGAAGCGGAATCACTAACAGGCGTTAAAGCTTTTAGTTCTGGTATTAGTGGACAAGCTTTAGGTACAACAGCTACAGGTATTAGATCAGCATTAGACGCCACGTCTAAACGCGAGCTAGGCATACTACGTAGATTGTCTAATGGTATCAACCAGATTGGTCGTAAGATTATTTCTATGAATGCAGAGTTCTTAAATGATGAAGAGATCATTAGAGTTACTAACGAGGAATTCGTAGCTATTAATAGAGAAGATCTGGGTGGTATGTATGATATTAAGTTAAATATATCTACTGCTGAAGCGGATACAGAGAAAGCCCAAGAGCTTTCGTTTATGCTACAAACTATGGGCAATAGTATGCCTCCTGAGTTATCTCAGATGTTATTATCAGATATTGCTAAGTTACGTAAGATGCCTGAGTTGTCTAAAAAGATAGCTGATTACAAACCACAAGCAGATCCTATGCAAGAACAGAAGGCTCAATTAGAGTTGCAACTATTACAAGCTCAAGTTGCAAATGAACAAGCTAAGGGTCAAGAAAATCAGGTTGATGTAGGACTTAAGCAAGCTAAGACAATTACAGAACGAGCTAAAGCTCGAGGAATGGACACTAAGTCTGACCTAAATGATTTAGATTTCGTTAATAAGGAATCTGGTGTTGCTGATGCCAATAAAGAGGAACAAATGGCACTGTCACATGGACAAGATATGGAAAAAAGAGAATTCGATCGTTTATCGAATTTAGATAATAAGGCGATAGATAGTATGATGCAGGGAGTTAATACTACCTATCCTGGACTTTAATACACAGAGGACGTCACATGACAAACGAGGAACAGTTAGAACAATTAGAAGAAAGCATGGTGGAGGCCAGGCACTTTGTCGCTATTAGAAATAGCTTAATTAAACTACAAACAAATAAAGATTTCAAAAAAGTAATTACAGAGTACTATTTTAAGGAAGAGGCTGCGAGATTAGTGATGGCTAAGAGCTCTAGCTTAACCGAAGAACAGCAATTACTGATTGATAAGATGATATATGGTATTGGATCACTAGCTAAGTTTTTAGACCAGACATTGGCACGTGGTGCTCAAGCGGAGCAAGCATTAGCTGAGGATGAAGATACAAAGGCTAATATTATCCAGGAGGGCTTACTATAATGGCATTAGAAAACGCATTAGGTATGACAGACGAAGAGTTCCTAAAACAAGACTTAAGCATTCTTGAGGACGAGTTTGATAACCAAGAAACAAAGATTGAAACATTAGCAAATGATCAATCTATAACAGATACTGATGTAACAGAAGAGCAGACTTTTGAAACTGAAGTAGAGGAACAGGCAACTGAACCTCAAGACAACGCCCAGGAGCAACCTGAGCCAGAACCTATAGAAGCTGAAGACAGCCAACCTTTTGAGGATACTCAAGCGGAGCAAGAACCAGAAGCTAAAAGTACTGAGCCAGCGTCTCTTGATACAGAAGACAAAGTAAGTGACACAGATGGGGATACCCGGGAAACACCTACCGTAGACTTCCAAGGAGCATATGAGAAGATTTTCTCACCGTTCAAAGCCAATGGCACTGAGATGCGGGTTGATACAGTTGAAGATGTAATGTCTTTAATGAAGATGGGGGCTAACTATCAGAAGAAGATGGCTGCATTAGCACCTAATCTGAAGATAGTTAAGATGCTTGAGAAGAATAACCTACTAAGTGCTAGTAAGTTAAACAACTTAATCGACTTATCTAAGAACAACCCTGCAGCGATTTCCAAGCTAATTAAGGACAGTGGGATAGATCCTCTCGATATTGATACTGATGAAGATGTGCAATACACACCGAATGAGTACCATGTATCAGACAAAGAGTACAAGTTAGATGAAGCGCTTGAAAGTATTAAAGATAGTTCCACTTTCAAACAAACTATTGATGTACTGAGTACACAGTGGGATACTGAGAGTAAAAATATTATCTCGGATAATCCACAGTTTATCGGTATTATTGATGAGCATATGCAGAATGGTGTATATGCTGAGATTAATAAGCTAATTACGAAAGAACGAGCTCTAGGTAGATTAGAGGGAATGTCCGACATAGATGCTTATAAACAAGGTGCGCAATATTTAGCTAGTACTGGTGTTTTGAATGAAACAGGTGCTCCAGCGGCTGCAGTTACACGACCTACATCAGATGTATCAAGTAAGACTAAAGCACAGGACGATGCCAAGTTAACCAGTAAACGGAAAGCGGCAGCATCAACAAAGACAAGTAGCAAACCAGCGACTACTACTCCAGACTTCTTAAAGATGACGGATGAAGAGTTTATGAAAATGGCTGCTGTCTAATTTAAAAAAGCTTTATAGGAGAATATAATGGCTCAAGTATATGGAAATGGTAATTCAACTGTCGGTGCACAAGCGCGTACTGACTTTTATAACAAAAAGGCGCTAATTGCAGTACGTGATAAACAGTACTTCATGCCTTTGGCTGATGTTCAGGCTATGCCTAAGCATCATGGTAAGACAATCAAGCAAGACGTATACCGTCCTTTGCTAGACAACTTAAATACTAATGATCAAGGTATTGATGCTGCAGGTACTACTCTAGATAATACTAAGTACTCTGCATGGAATGCTTCTGGTGTTTTACAAGGTGCTGCGTACACTGCAGCTGCTGCAACTACAGCTGCTGGTACTAGTGGTTTCACTGCACAGAACTCAGGTAACCTTTACGGTTCAGCTACAGACATTGGTACTATTTCACACAAGCTTCCTGCTTTGACTGAAAATGGTGGCCGTGTTAACCGCGTTGGTTTTACTCGTGATCAAATCACTGGTTCAATCGTTAAACAAGGTTTCTTCACTGAGTACACTCAAGAGTCTTTAGATTTTGATACTGATTCAGAATTGATGTCACACATCACTACTGAAATGGTACAAGGCGCAACTGAGTTAACTGAAGCTGCTCTACAAGTAGATCTAATTAACTCTGCTTCTGGTTCTGGTACAGTTAAGTACCCAGGTTCAGCGACTTCTAAAGTTACGGTAAGTGCTACAGCTGATTATGAAGACTTAATGCAGCTTTCTATTGCTCTAGATAATGCTAAGTGTCCTAAGCAAACTAAAGTTATCACTGGTTCACGTATGACTGATACTCGTACTGTTAACGGTGGCCGTGTAATGTACATCGGTCCTGACTTGATTCCACTAGTTCGTAAGATGACTGACATTTCAGGTACTGGTATGGGTTCTGGTTTTACTTCTGTAGAGAAGTATGCTGATGCCGCAAATATCCTTAATGGTGAAATTGGTTCTGTAGACCAGTTCCGCATCGTTGTTGTTCCTGAGATGCAGTTTGACCAAGGCGCTGGCGCTTCTGGTGCAGACATTTACCCTATGCTTGTTGTAGGTGATGGCTCATTTACTACTATTGGTTTCCAAACTGATGGTAAGACTGTGAAGTTCACTACTACTCACAAGAAGCCTGGTAAAGAGATTGCAGACCTTAACGACCCTTACGGCGAGAAAGGTTTCTACTCTATCAAATGGTACTACGGCTTCATGGCATTACGCCCTGAACGTTTAGGTATCATTTGGACTAAAGCTGCTTAATTAGAGCTTTGGTTTTGGTGGCCCGTTAGCACGTAAGTGCGGTGCGGGCTGCCTCACTAATTCCCGGGAGGAACTATGAACATGAATGAAATGACATCTAAACAGATCAGCGATAAGCTAGCCGAAAACGGTATTAAGATGCACTATAATTCAAGTAGATCAAAGCTTGAGGAAGCTTTGACTAATTTAAGTAATAATGAGGATAACATTATGGAAGTACAAACAACAGATACAGGTGTGACAGAAA